CCTGAGCAAGAGGGATTCCCACACACAGTAGTATGGCCCGCTGCATTATAAGGAATAAAAGAGAATGGAAGCCAATAGATTTGATAGGCTGGAAGCTAAGATAGATAAACTGGCTGAGGCCATGGTTAAGCTGGTTGAGATAGACACTAAGATTGATGGTCTTGTGGGACATAATGTAACTCAAGATAACCGTCTCAATCGTCATAGTGAAACCATTGACCAACACGCCATACTACTGGCTACAGTGGCTAAAGTAAGCGGCACCAACGAATGGTTCGTGAGGGTGCTTATAGCTGCTCTAGTCACAGCAGTGGCCTTTATGCTGAGGAGCTAACATGAGCGTATTTAATGTACTGAGTCTAGTCACAGACATCTTTAAGCCAGCAGCAGACCTTATAGATAACCTGCATACGTCTGAAGAAGAGAAGATGGAACAGAAGTTTAACCTTCTTCAACTTCAGGCTGCTGCAGTGGATAGTGCTACTCAGTACAATCAGAAGCTCTTTGAAGGTCAAGCTAAGATTGTCAACTCTGAGGCTGCAAGTGGTAACTGGCTAGCAGCTAGTTGGAGACCCATCACAATGCTCACCTTCGTTGCTATTGTGGTTGCTAAGTTTCTAGGTTACGACTCACCTAATATGTCTCCTGAAGACTACTCACATCTATGGACACTCATAGAGATAGGGCTAGGTGGTTATGTCGTAGGACGTAGTGTAGAGAAAGCAGTTAAGACTTGGAAAAACTAATAAGGCAACAAACAAATGAAAACATATTTACAATTGGTAAACAATATACTTATACGACTACGTGAGCGTGAAGTTGCCTCTATTGACGAGAATAGCTACTCAAAGCTAATTGGTCTATTCGTCCATGACTCTATAGAGATGGTTGAGAATGCTTGGGGCTGGTCTAACTTACGTGAGACACTAACGCTTACCACAACAGCTGATGTATTCAACTATGCACTCACGGACTCAGGTGACAAGTCTACAATACTTGATGTAATCAATGATACTAGCAATAGCTTCATGCAGTACAAGACAGCACATTGGTTCAACCAGACATTCCTTAACGGAACACCAGCACGTAGCGCACCCAACTCTTATGTCTACAATGGCTTGAATGCTACTGGAGACACACAGGTTGACATCTACCCTATCCCTGATGGTGTCTATACAATATACTTTAACGTAATCAAGCGTTCCCCAGACATATTAGCGGACTCAGACACAGTTAAGGTTCCATTCTTACCTGTACAAGCTCTAGCCTACGCTATGGCACTTGAGGAGCGTGGTGAGGATGGTGGTGTATCCCCTGTATCAGCTAAGGCTCTTGCACAAGGCTACCTATCTGACGCTATTGCCCTTGACGCTGGTAAGCATCCAGAGGAACTAATCTGGGAGGCACCATAGGATGGCTAAACCTTTATTAGCACACACTATAGCAGCACCAGCGTTCTTTGGGCTTAACACTCAAGAGTCTGGTGTAACACTTCAGGAAGGTTTTGCACTTGCAGCTAACAACTGTGTCATTGATAAGCAAGGACGCTTAAGTTCACGTAAGGGATGGTCTACTACAAGTAATAAACTAGACACTGTAGTGGATGATAACGTAGGTCTCAACCTGCTAGGCTTATCAAACTTCAAGGACATCACAGGCACAGACACTGTATTATCATGGAATGCTACTAAGTTCTTCAAAGGTACTACTGAACTTGTTACGCTTACACCTACCACTGCAGACACTATAGCAGCTGGTAACTGGCAAACAGCTACACTCAACGATCATCATTACTTCTTCCAGCGTGGCTACTTACCACTCGTCTACACTAACGAGACTACAGCTGATACCTTTGAATCTGTATCAGTACACACAGGCACGACCACAGGCTCACAAGCAGCCAACACAGTCCTAGCTGCCTATGGTCGCTTATGGACTGCAGACACTACAGCTAACAAGACTACAGTGTGGTTCTCTGATGTGCTAGATGGCACTGACTGGTCTACAGGCACAGCAGGCTCTATTGACATCTCTAGCGTACTAACGCAGGGTATGGACGAGATAGTCGCCCTAGGTGCCCACAACGGCAACCTAATCATCTTCTGTAAGGATAACATCATTGTCTATGGTGATGGTGATAACTTCCAAGCAGGTATGACTACCTCAAGTCTTACGCTAGTAGAAGTAATTGAAGGTGTAGGTTGTGTCGCTAGGGATTCAGTACAGAACACTGGTGAGGACATCCTGTTCTTAAGCAACACAGGTGTACGTTCACTGAATCGTGTTGTACAAGAGAAGTCTCTTCCCATGAGAGACATATCTAAGAATGTACGTGATGACATTATTGAAGCTATCTCTTATGAAACTTTAGCTAATGTCAAGTCACTTTACTCACCCAGTAATGCTTTCTACTTATTAACCTTCCCTGAGACACAGCAGACCTTCTGTTTTGATACTAGGTCGTCAATGGAAGATGGTTCCTTCAGGGCAACCCTTTGGCCTGTTATATTGATTAAAGGTTTCTTAGCTAAGGATAGACAAGTGTACCTAGCCATGCCAGACGGTGTTGCAGAATACAAAGGTTATACAGACAATGGTTCATCTTATGAGATGTCTTATTATAGTAGTTACTTTGACTTAGGTGCCCCCAATACTAACAAAATACTTAAGAAGATAGTAGCAACGACTGTAGGAATCTCAGGTCAGAACTTCACACTGAAGCTAGGCTATGAATATAACGCCACTTACTTCAACAGCACTATCACACTAGACGAGGGTACTGTGTATGAGTATGGCGTAGGTGAATACGGAGAAGCAGAGTATACAGGTTCAGTACTAGTCAATAAGCAGACCAGTCCAGCCCAAGGGTCAGGTGATGTACTACAGGTTGGCTTTACTTCAGAGATCAATGGCTCCTCTCTCAGCTTGCAGAAGCTATCAATATATGCTAAACAAGGCAAGGTACTATAAACATGACTACATATACAAAAGCAACAAACTTTGCTGTTAAAGACGCACTGGTGACAGGCAACCCACTCAAGACTCTTAAGGGTGTTGAGTTGGATGATGAGTTTAATGCAATTGCAGTGGCTTCGGCTACTAAAGCTAACATAGCTGCACCTACCTTCACAGGTATCCCTGCAGCGCCTACAGCTACCGCTGGTGACAATACTACACAACTAGCTACTACAGCCTTTGTGACTGCAGCTGTCGGTGGTGTTGACCATACCACTTATCTACTCAAGTCAGGTGGTGCCCTAACTGGCGCTTTGACTACCAATAGTACCTTTGACGGTGTAGATATAGCCACTAGAGATGCTATACTTACCTCTACGACTACTACAGCAGGCGCGGCATTACCTAAGGCTGGAGGAGCGTTGTCAGGTGCTGTGACTACCAATAGTACCTTTGACGGGCGTGACGTAGCAACAGACGGTACTAAGCTAGACACTATCGTCATAGGCACCACTGTTGGCTATCAGAACGTACCACAGAATAGCAAGTCTGCTGCCTATACTCTAGTCCTAGCTGATGCTGGTAACCATATCTTACATCCAGCAGCTGACACAACGGCACGTACGTTTACGATACCAGCCAATGCTTCAGTCGCCTACCCCATAGGCAGTGCTTTAAGCTTTATTAATGAAACAGCAGAGGTTGTGACTATTGCCATAACTTCAGACACAATGATCTTATCCTCTTCTGGACTCACAGGCTCCCGTAGTCTAGCCCAATATGGCTCAGCTACAGCAATCAAAATAACAGCAACTAAGTGGTATATATCAGGGAGTGGCTTAACATGAGTAGTGTTGAACAGTCAGTCTATATGAACCTAAGGGACTTTGACGAAGGTGGTCAGGCCGCTTATACAACAGCAGGTACTTTTAGCTGGGTTGCCCCTGAGGGTGTCAGTTCGGTGGCTGTTGTGGTTGTCGGTGCAGGCGCAACTGGGGGGTCACAAGGTGTGAGTGCGGCAGGTGGAGGACTAGGATGGAGAAACAACATTACTGTATCAGCGGGAGTATCATACTCTCTTGTAGTCGGTGCTGGAGGTACTGGCGCTAGTGGTAATGGCGGTAATAGTAGTTTCAACACAACATCCGCTACCGCAAATGGAGGCACTGGCAACACAGGAGGTACTTATACTGGCGAGGGTGGTGGTAATGGAGGGGGTACTGGTGCTGGAGGAAACGCAGGCTGCGGTGCTGGCGGGTACACAGGAAATGGCGGTAATGGGGGAGGCACTAGTACTAATGGGGCTGATGGCGCTGGCGGTGGTGGCGGAGGTGGCGGTGGTGGTGGTGTTATAGGTACTGACCCTCAAGCTGGCGGTGGTGGCGGTGGTGGTGTTGGACTTTTAGGGCAGGGCGCTAATGGGCTTGGTGGAAGTAACTCTACCTTGGGAGGAGTCCCAGGGGGCGTTGGTGGTGGTGGTGGTTCTGGGGGTAGCTCAGGAGGTACAGGGAGTTCAAGCGGCTCTACGCCACGTGTAGGTGGTACAGCAGGTGCGTATGGGGCAGGAGGTGGTTTTTCTACCGCTGGTTCCGAGACATCAGGGAGCGGTGGAGCGGTACGAATCATATGGGGAGCAGGACGCTCTTTCCCTTCCACTAACACAGGGGATGTATAAATGTCTAACTTATATATTCAAGTAGAAAACAATGTACCTGTGAATCACCCAGCATACGAAAGTAATCTCATTGAAGCTTTTGGTGAAGTACCTACAAACTGGATACCTTTTGTACGTGTAGCTTATCCAGAACTAGGTACGTATGAAGTATTAAGTCAGCCAGTGCCCACCTATGAAGCTGGTGGTGATGTCTTTACTGACAGATGGCACATTAGAGATATGGACACAGTAGAGCGGCTAGCCAAAGATAAGGCTATTGCAGACGCAGAAGAATTATTAACGGGAGTAACAACACCATGAGCTACGCAGTTATGAAAAATGGAGCTTACATAAGTGAGCCAAAGGGCAATATTAGATGGTCGCCTACACACTTCCAGACAGCAGAATCTTTATCCGCTAGCGAAAGAGTTGACTTTGATCTTTACTTAATTAAGGATGAACAACCAACCCTAGCGGCAACACAGAAGTGGGACACACCTACGTATACCATAAGTGGTACAGAAGTTATCCGTACATGGGTAGCAGTAGATAAGACAGCTGAAGAGACAGCAGAAGCTACAGAAGCCCTTGCTGCCACTGTACGTAAAGAACGTAACTCTCTATTGGCAGCCACAGATTGGGTAGTCTTACGCGCCAAAGAGCTTGGTCAAACAGTGCCTTTGGACTACTATGAATATCGTGGTGACCTGAGACAGCTACCCGAACAAGAAGGGTTTCCACACACAATTATTTGGCCTGAGGAGATTTAATTATGGCTGGCCCACATGAGAGTACACTAGCAGAAGCACAAGCATATAATAGTGGTATAGCCACTGACACACGTAATTCAGCAGGCACTAAAGCAGCTACAAAAGCTACCAAAGCAGGATTATCATACCTTAGCAACAACAGTGGCGGCGGGGGCATGACTGATGCCCAGCGATCAGGGGGTAGTAACGTAGCATCACTATATGGTAGTGGTGTGACAGCACAGTCAGGAACAGGTGCTAACTATCCTGCTGCCTACTTTAGAGAAAACCAAGGCCCTACTACTAAGTCGGGTATGCTCCTTGCCGCCTTAAGCCCAACGAAAGCCATGCTTAAGGAGGCTACTAAGACCTTCTGGAATCAAACCAAGTACGGTATGAATGATGCAGTTAAGACGCATTATGACAAGATGGTTGCCAATGGCCTGCCTACGGGCAAGTCTGTGCAAGATGTGGTCAATGATGCACGTGAAGCTTACTACGTGGATAATCCTAAGGCCCGTGGTGATGTACGTAATGGCGACACAGGCGGTGTTGAGATTAAACTTGAGAATGGTAAGAGCATCTGGATAAGCACTGATGACAATAAAGTTGTGAGTGGCTCAAGCAACTCAGGTAGCCATACAGTTGATCCAGACACTGGTGATATTGTAGAAGATGAAGTTGAAGCTGAAGAAGCAAAGCTAGGTGAGATTGGTCTTACCAATGTAACAGGGCCTGATGGTCGTCCTACTTGGGCTCCTACAGATCCTAATGCTGAAGGTGCTGTGGCTCCTATAGCTGATCCTTATGCTCCTACATGGAATCAGGCAGCCCCTCAAGGTATGTTGTCAAGTCAAGCACCACAGTCACAAGCGTCAGCTTATGAGCTAGCAGCACGACAGAATATGTTGCTTCCTCAGGCTCCTCAGGCATCTCAGGCTCCTCAGGCATATCAAGCTCCACAGGTACAGGAACAGGCTCCACAAGCTGCTCCAGTAGCCACAGGTGCTACGATACCTCAAGGAACTGCAGATGCAGGAACCTTTAGGCCAGTAACCTTTAGGTCTGGTACAGGTACTTCCACTACTGATGCTGATGGTAGCATAACAACTAGCCTTAACGCTCCATATGCAGGCCTGAGTGGTCTTGTAGGTCAAGGCTCAGGTTTACTAGGTCAAGCTGCTTCACAAGCACAAGGGCCTGCTGCTCAGTTTAGCAGTGGTATGGATACTGACCAAAGGGCACAAGACTTATTCAACCAGCGTTCAGCTATGCTTGAGCCTGCCTTTGCACAACAGAACGCACAGGCTCGTGAGAGTATGTTTGGTTCGGGTCGCTTAGGTCTTAGGTTAGCAGGTGAGGGCGTAGGTGCTGGTAGCGGCATGGTACAGCCAGATGCCTTTGGTATCAACCAAGCACAAGCACAAGCACTCACAGGTCTAGCAGCGCAATCATCTACTGATGCCTTTAATCAAGGTATACAACAGCGGGGATTAGATGCTAATGCTTTTGGTTTGAATCAACAGGCACTACAGCAGCGTTATGGCAACCTTATGGGTGCTGGACAAGGTATGCTTCAGAGTGGCTTCCAAGGTGCACAGCTTGAATCAGATATTGCTGCACAACAGATGCAGGCACAACAGAATGCTCAGAACTACGGTTTAAACTCTGATCGTCTAGCCTTAGATACTAAGGGTCAAGCACAGAACTTTGGTTTAGCACAGCAGACTCAAGATCAGAGATATAGTATAGCCAATAGAGGTCAGAACTTAGCTGAGTTAGCTAATAGTCAGAGCTTTGGTTTAGCTAATAGAGGTCAGAACTTAGCTGAGTTAAGTAATAGTCAAGGTTATGGTCTAAATCAACAGCAACAGATGCAGGACTATGGTCTTAACCAACAGAAGATGGACTTAGCTACTCAACAACAGTTGCAAGACTATGAGATGGGTATGCTTACTGGTGATCGTAACTATAACCTACAGCGTGATGTTGCTGCTCAGAACTACGAGTTAGCTACAGAAGGTAATCGTATTGGTTTAATTACTGGACAAGCTCAAGCTAACAAAAATAACTATCAACCTAACTCGTGGCTCACTGCAGGTGTAGGCTTAGGCTCTGCATTCTTAGGTACTGATGCTGGCTCTGATTGGTTGAGCGGTTTAAACTTATTTGGAGGTTCATAACACATGGCTTATCAAGGTTTATTTACACAAGGGATTACAGTTGATGATCTCTTACAGAAGCGTAACAAACGCTCAGCAGATCTACAGCGCCAGTTGATGCAAGGGGCTGCTCAGGGTGCTCGTGATCCTATGCAAGCTCAGGCAGCAAGTCTAATAGGGTCTAGCTTAGGTCGTGCCTTAGCTGGATCCATGGGAGGCCCTGACAACGAAAGGACTAAGCTAGAAGCTAAGAATGCCCAACAGCTGCAAGCACAACAACAGTATGGTCAGGAACTTGCCTCTGGAACACCTGAGAGTAACATCAGGTTTGGTGGTGAGCTCATTAAGTTAGGCTATGTGGAGAGAGGAGGCCAGTTGCTAAAGCAAGGGCAAGCTGATCTAAAAGCTGAGAACATAAGGAAAGCTGCAGTACTTGCTGAGCAAAAACGTAGAGAATCATTAATTAGGGCAGCTACCAACCTTAAGTTAGATTCTACTATTGAGCTACTAAACAACGGCGGTGATTTAGACGAAGCTGCTGACCAAGTTAGATCACAAGAAGAAATAAAAGTTAGTGAAACTAAGGGGCGGAACGGTAAGTTAGCTTTATCAGCTAAGTACAACAAAGGCCCTGAGTGGATTAAGCGAGTACAGGGTGGTGAATTTGATAGCATGGATTCCACCTTATTCGTTGATATGCTTAAGGGTGTGGAGGCTGACTTAAAACCATTTAAGACCTCTACTAATGCTACTGAGTTTTATAGAGTAGACAGCTCAGGTCGTGTATTTGAGCCAACAACTCAGAAGTGGGTTGAAGCTTCATCTCTTAACTTGTCAGTAGCACCTCAGCTTACTCAAGAAGTCACACAGATGGATTACATTACAAGGACTATGGTAGACACTGAGCTCAATACTTATGGTGAACTACATACCCAAGCTACTGATGCTCAAAGGCTGCTAGAGTTGAACTATGTATCACAAGACATGGTAGATGAAGGTATCGTTACTGGTAAGTTTGGTGAGATGGGACTACAGACACGTAAGATTCTTGGATCCTTTGGCTTATCAACTGAAAAACAAGATGAGATGGTAGGAAATACTGAAGCATTCTTCAAGTTCCGTGGTCGTGCTGTTGCTGAGATCATTAAAGCCTTTGGTGCTGGTACTGGTCTATCCGATAAGGACAGGGAGTACGCACAAGGTATAGCTGCAGGTGACATTGCTCTTGAAGAACAGTCAATCAACAAGCTACTTGAGTTAGAACGTACATATGCCAATATGGCTATTGCTAAGAACAATGCTATTGTGGATAGGCTAGTTAAGCTATCAGGTAATGATCAATGGAAGAATGGTACTAGCTTCTACCTTGAGGCTCCTGTACGTCCTGAACGGACACCTCAAACGCCTAGGGAACAGGGGGTTGTGCCTCTAACTCCCGCAGCTCAAGCAATCCTAGATCGCATTAATCCCACAAGGTAGAGGTAACTATGTCAGAATTTGATTTTAAACGCTATGAGCAAGCAATTCAACTAGCGGCTTCTGAAGGTAATAATGCCGCTGTCAACAGTCTAAGTGCTATCTATACTGAAGCTAAAGCTAAAGAGAGGGCTGAGTTTGTTGATTATAAACCTTCCACGCCTGATGACTTACTTGCTACACTAACTGAGGCTCCTGCCAAGGTTGCAAACTCATTGACAAGTGGCATAGCTGAGACACAACAGCTGTATGATGAAGGTATGCTACTGCCTACCGATGTTCCTGCTATAGCCACTACTAGAGCTATCTTACCTGCCGCTGGTGATGTATTCACGACAGGTCTCAAGGTAGCTGGGCATACACTTTCTAATGCTATTCCCGACTCAGTAGAAGAGTACACCATGGAGTCATTGGCATCTATTGCTTATGACATCTCTGAAACTCCTTTCTTCAAAGAAGGACTTGAGTCTGCTAAGGCAGGTTATGGTAGCTTCTTGAAATGGAAAGAGAACCATCCTCAGGAAGCCCTTCGTCTTGGAGCTGGCTTTGATTTAGCTCTTATGAGTGTCCCCGCCACTAAAGTTCCTCCTGTCACAGCTACGTTAGACAAATGGGGATGGGCTGCAAAGAACTCTGGTAAGCTACAAAGCATAGAACGCCGTCATGATGTTATTACTCAAATCTTAGCACCTGTAAAGTTAGAGCGTAAGGACATTAGACGTACAAACACTAATGGCCTCTTAGGTAACATAACTACAACACCTGATGCTTTAGAACAAGAAGTGATCAACGTGGTATCTTTAATACCTAAGGTGAAAGGAAGCAACAATCCAATTGTAAATGCCAATGCAGTCTATGATGAAATTGATGCTACAGCTGAACGTCTTATCAAACGACTTAAGCTTAAAGGCAATCCCGCTATTGACCGAACAGTCTTAAATGCAGATCTAGATGCTAAGGTAGCTGAGTATTTTGCAGGGAATGCTTCCGTTGTCGGAATTGCTTCGCCTAAGAAGATGCAAGCTATACTTGATCAAGCTAAAGACTTCATAAATGCTTCTGATGGTACTTCTGTAGGTATCTTACAGGCTCGCAAGGACTTAGATAAGTGGTTACAAGGTATTGAACCTAAGATGGTCAATGATGAATATATGGACTCTAAGGCTAAAGCTTTAAAGATCATACGTGAGTCAATGAATAACGCAGTGGATACTGCAGTGCCTGATGTTGACGTCAGTGGTTTACTCCGTAAGCAATATCTCATGTACAAAGCTTATGACAACCTAGCTGACAAATCCATTGGTTTGGCTAAAACATCTCTAGCACGAGCTTATGTTAATGCTAAACGTGTCACTGGCATGGCAATACCTACGACTCCTCTAGCATTAGCAGCTACTGGTTCTGCAGCTACAATGGCACTAACCTCAGGGTGGTTAGCCTTCGCTACAGGCACGTTAGCCCTTGGAGCTGGTACGGCTGTTACTGCACGTATGCTAAAGGGCCCTGCCGCTAAGAAAGGTCTTGGTGTCTTATTAGGTAACGTAAGTAAAGCTATCAAGGTCTCGAAGAGTAAAGAAATGATAGAGCAGTTAAAAGCAGATCGCTTAGTTATCATCAGCTTGCTAGAGCAGAAGGAAGATCCTAATCAACGCATACCTATGAAAGGTGCAGCCAATGGCGGGTAATCAAACTCTAGACGATATATATAATAGCTTCCTAGGAGCTCCTATACGGGAGCTGAGGGAAGAGGGGACTAAACTCAAGGATTCTCTGGACAGTAGACAAGCTGAGATGGATGATGCTTGGGAAAACAGTAGTATGTTTGGAGCCTTAGCCAGCACCGCTAAGAACGTCACAGGTGCCTTTGGTGATGTGGGTGGTTCATTAATATCAGCTATTATCCCTGATCGTATCACGGAGCCTTTAGGTCAAGGAATGACCACGCTTAATGATAATGTAATTCAACCCGCTCGTGATGTTATTGATAACTCAACAGTCGGTAAGTACCTGAATGATAACTATGGTAGCCAGATGAAAGTGGCTACTGATGTTCTAGAGACAGGTGCTAATGTTCTTAGTGGTGGTCAAGCTAAACGTATATTCTCTGGAAACACTATCAATCAGGTTGCAGGTAACGCTGATACTAAGATAGCTGGTTTCTACGGGCCTAGTATAGCAGGTAAGATAGCGGGAGTAGCTAAAGTAGGTGCTGTTGCTGTTGGACGTACAATCAAAGAACTTTACTCACCACAGGCCTTAGCTGAGGCCACTGCGTCTGGTATCTCCACAGGTGCCATGGCGCAGACCTTACGCCACCTTAAGAATGTACAAGCTGGACAAGTGTTTGTTAACTTTGATAAGCTAGAGACTAAGATCAGAGCTGAGAAGGTTAGAGGTGGGAAAGCTACGACACCTAAAGGTGCTAAAGCGTCAGCAGATAGATTAGCTATTCTCAACAAAGAGAAGACTAGACAAGTTAAAGAGATAGGCGCTAAAGGTTTCAAGAAGAGAGCTGAGATAATGGAGCTTGCACGAGAGGCGCCTAGCTATCAGGCTGGCTTGGAAGCTTATCAATATATGCTGAATAAACAACTACCTTCAGGAGAAGTACCTCCTATAATCACAGAGCTCTTTGGTTCTCAGGTTATGTCTTTCAAAACGATTGCTAATGGTGGCTTAGATGGTGTATGGGAAAATGCTGTTAGACACAACACAGGTGCAATCTCACAAGGAACTAAGGATGCTTTCAACGCTCACTTAGTCAGAGCTTGGAAGCTGGGTGATGATGCGCCTGACGTACAGATTATGGTTAAGAACCCTGTGGAACAACATCCTCAAATGGGCGCTGAGATCGGTAGTGCTGTCAGTAGTGGCTCTAAAGCTAGTAAGTTCATGCATACTTTAGCTAATGAAGTGGATCCTAAATACTTTGCAGACACACAGGTCATGAGCGATCTTATGCGCTTACGTAATCATGCTTCACCTACAACCTCAGTACGTGACTATCTCAGGTTCCATGAACTAAAGGCTAGTGGGAAAGGTTTGAGTAAGCCACAGCAGAAGAACTTCGATGCTTTAGAAGCACAGTTGGATAAGCTACCACCTGCTAAGTACAACGCACAGAATGATAGTTGGTCGATAAGCAACTCACACACTTCACAAGCTAAGGAGCTAGGTGGTGTTAATGACTGGGCAGAGTTCAAGAGGGACGGTACTTACACTATAGCTACTTCGGATGAAGCGGATATGATGGGGTATAAACCCGTAGGCGGCACTAGGCTAGTTACTGTATTTCCTCCAATCACTGGAACACTTGCTGACCTTAGGAATGGTAAGATGAAAGGTTATGATCGTAATAATCCTGCTTATGTAGATCCTGTAGTGAAGGGTGCTGAAGCTTTAGCAGCGAAGAGGGGCATACCACTACCAACAGAAGGTTTAGGAGGCCTAAGCCCTAGGGCACATCAGCGTATGCTGACAATAGCCGATTCAACTAGAGGTGTTACAGCAGGTGTTGATGATTATGCACAAGTAGCTAAGAACATTGTAGGTACTTCTGCTATCGTAGATAACAAACCTGAGCAAGAACCTAGATACTAAACTCTAGGCAATAAAAAAGGCCCCTTGGTTCACACCTTGGGGCCTTTTGTCGTTCTATAGTTTAGATCTCACACGATCCAGCAACACACGCTAGAGTCTGAGCACCTTCGGTCACATCACTAGCTTCAGTTATGTCCCAGCTAATCTCAGTAGGCATCGTAAGTACTAGAGCCTCATATTCAGCCTCAGAGATGGCTTCATAAGGCGCCTGCTGATACGTGTGCTCACTAATCGGTAGGAAGCTAAGCCCTGAGGCGTCATCAAAGTTATTAAAGAGCCAGTTACCTATCTCTAGGAAGTCACTGTCTCTATAGTAAACCGT